TCCATCAAAAGTCTCCTATATCCGAAATGAGGTTCTTGAGTCCTTTGCTAATCATGTAGTTCAAAATCTTTGAACGATTAGCCTTAAACGGTTTGTTCCATTCCTCCATGATACGCTCTTGGTATTCTGTAGGAATGCACAGATGCGAGATGAGAGTCTCGTTTCTGTTCCAATTGGCTGCAACGGCATCAGGAACCTTGCCGCTTTCAGCCCAAGACTTTTCCAATTCCTCTAATCGCTTACGGGTAATAGGCTTTTGACGCTTGCCGTCTGTGACAAAACAATCGTCTTCAGACAGCACATTCGGAACACCATCTGAAGAATCGCCCTTCACAATATGTTCAAACAAGAAAGTTTTTGGATTATCAATCGTGACAAACTTCTTTTGCATGGGCGAATACTGCTGCACTCTATTGTAGATTTGCAGTTGCCCAAAATCTTTGTCTCCACTCAGGATCATAACAGGCTCCTGCTCATGCAGGTTTCGTGCAAGCACAGCAATCACATCGTCGGCTTCACATCCTCTCACGGATATGTTCTTGTACGGGAACACCTCACGAACCTCTGTTCTGATGGTGTCCATAATTTCGTAAAACCGCTTCCACATGTCGGGATTGTCTTTACGAGCCTCGCGGCGAGAAGCCTTGTAATGTGGAAAAAACTTGCGTCGCCACGAGTACTCACCGCCCTGCCCTTCTTGGCACAGCACAAGTTCGCCGTATTCCTTGCCGAACCGCTTGCGGTACATGCGATAGGTGTTCAGCACCATATGACGAATCAGGGACTCGTCGGTGTAGTCCAAGTCCCGTTGTGCAAACAGGGACGACATAATCACTTGGCTGTTGTCTACGAGAATCATAGTGTCTTTAGCAACAAGCAGTGCTTGTTGATCCTTCCTGTTGGAGCCGCAGTCTTGGTCTTGGCATCTTCAAGTGCCTTGAGTAGTCCTGCTGTTTTCTTCAACCACTCTTCCCACTTACGCACAGTTTTTTCATATGACTTGGCGGTGTCCCATCCTGTAATGGTAGACCCCTTGACACTCAACCCTGCTTTGGGTTCAGCGGCAATGAATACTGTAGCCTTGTGGTTCTTGGTGTTGAACACGAGCAGTCCTTGAGCACCAATAATACCACGAGGATCAACAGACTGCAAGCCGCTCTCGCTCTTTTGGCAATACTTTAAACGCTTCACCAATTTTTCAGGGTTCACCTTGCGGGGCTTGCGTGGCTTACGGGTGGCACTCATGCCACCAATTTTTGAATCCACAGCCGCCACCGCTTCGTTGAATATTTCAAGTAACCGCTTCTGTGCAGGTCTTTTCAAATATGAATACCCCTCAACCAGATCGGGATCAGTCTTGGAGTACGCGGCTTGCATTTCCTGTGCAACAGTTTGCAGCCTTTCTTTGACAATGAGTGCCGTTGGGCGGGTCATGGTCTTGGAAGCGATCCACGGGGCTATAGACGGCTTATACCGCTTGCTGCCAACCCCTGCGAACGCTTCGTCAATCAGGGGTTCTAGTTCCACAAGGGTGTCGTTAGCCTTGGCGCGAAGGCGGTCTTGAATATTTGGAGCGTCCTCGTCCGCAGGTGCCGCTGCACGGGCTTCTGTCAACAGGTCAGTAATGTATTTTTGAATTGTCTCTGCCTGTTCAGATGTCCACTGGTAGCCACGAGACTCCATGCGGCAGTACGGGCACACCAAGCGTAGGGTTCCCTTGGACACACGAGACACCATTTTGGCATCGTCTTTGCGTCCCTTGCTCTTGAACCACTCGCTGATCCACTCCCGTGCATCAGATGGCGAGAAAGACTGTCTGTAGAAATACATGCCACGATCCAGTGCTTTGGCACGGACTTCGTCGCTTGCAAAGTCTTCAGGAGTAAACAGCGGTTCGTCTCCGCCGTTCAGGATTCGCTGTACTCGTTCTTTGGATAGTTTCTTGCTCATGGTGTGCATAGACGGCTAAAGTTGTTCACCTTCTTGAATGTAACTATGTTGGCAAATTTGTCAAGCAGTTGGTCAGATTTATGACTAATTACGAATACATTATTTGCTGCACCCATATTTTGGAGAATCTTTATCACTTCTTCTGTGCCTACTCCGTCCAAAGACGAATCAAATACTTCATCCAAAATAAGCAGATTGGTGTTGGCTGAATTCTTCATTTTGGCAATATCACGCCACGCCAACAGGAGCGACACATCTATTCGTAGTTTCTCGCCTTCACTAAAGTTTTCGTAGGAGAACTCGTCGCGGTGGCGGCTCTTGATGATTTCCACAAAGTCCTCGTTCAGCGTGAACTGTGCAAAGAAATCCATAGACACCAAGTACTTGTTGATAATTTTATTCAGGGCAGGAATGTACTTCTTGATAATCTTACGCTTGATGCCGCTGTCCTTGAGCAGCATGGTGGCAATCTCCATTGTGTGGAGGTCTTCCACTACACCCTTACGCTCGTCTTCTTTTTCACTCTGTTGCTTGTGGATTTCTTCAAGGGCTGTACGCTCGGTAACAATACTATCACGCTCCGCAATCGTCTTTGTTTGCAGATCGCGTAACTGCTTGATGTACTTTTTAGACGCGGCAATAGCGGAATCAGTTTTAGCAACCTCTGTTTGTTTAGCACTCATTTTGTGAGACTCACTAACCAATTCTTCTAATGCAGTCTTCTCCTTGGTTATCAAGTCTTCAAGTTTGGCAATAGCCGCTTCTAGTTCAGTCTGACGAGCCTGTTTCTTGGAAATCATGTCATCGCGGAACGACTGGGGCAGATCGTGCTTGCACACAGGGCAGTCTTCGTTCTTGCGATAGAAATCACTTTCTTCCTGTGCCTTCTTGATTCCGCTGCTCATTTGCTTTTTCAAAGCAGTATACTGATTTAAAGAGTCTCGCTTGGCTTCAATTGCAGCAGCGTCCGCAGTCATGGACGCAATGTCTGCTTGTAGGGCATCACGCTTTTGTAGCAGCCCGTCCATCGCGGCTTGCTCTTCTGCTTCTTGTGCCCGATACGATTGGAGTTGAGAATCAGACTTCTGCTCAATTTTTGAGATCAAATCCTTCTTGTGCTCACTCTTGAGTTTCAGGGTGGATATTTCAGTCTCCACGCCTCTTAGAGTTTCCTTTGCGTCCTGTAGCCGCGACTTTAGTACATCGTTCATCTTGGAGAACACATCAATATCCAACAGGTTTTCCACGATGCCTCGGCGGTCGCCTGCGGGTAAACGCATGAACGGCACATAGTTGGTGGAACCCAAAATCACTACCTGACAAAAAGTCTTGTAGTTCATCTTGAGAACTTGGGATTCAAGAATTGCCTGATAGTCCTTGGCATTAGCAGTCTGTTCCACAGGCTTGCCGTTTAGTTCCATAGTGAATACTTTGGGAGCCAGCCCACGAGTCACTTTGTAAGAGTTGCCGTTCACATTAAATTCTATCTCTACAAGACAGTCCTTGCCGTTAATGGAATTTACAAGTTGTGGCAGGTTGACACCACGATACGGCTTTCCGTACAGCACAAAGGTCAAAGCATCCAACAGGGTGGTTTTGCCTGCACCGTTTTCACCACAGATCAGCGTGGTTGGATGCTTGTCCAACTTTACCTCTGTGAAAGTGTTGCCTGTGCTTAACAGGTTCTTCCATCGAATTTTAGTGAACTGAATCATTGCTGTTTAGTGTTTTCCAGTGCTTGTGTTTCGGTATACAATTCACGCAGCAGAGTCTTGAGACGAGAGGTGTCCACATTCTGTAGACCGTCAATCTCACGATTTATAATCGTAATAGTGTCCTCTGTCAAGTCCACCTTTTCTTCTTCAGCCGTTGACGGTGCCAAGTCTTCAATAATCGTAACTGTATGTGGCTGATGTGCGTATAGGGAGTCAACGAATTTCTCAAACAGATACGGCTTGGTCTTGGTTTCCACAACTACCCGAACATATTTGCTTTTGACTCGTGCTTCTTCCACTTGGATAGGAGTGGCAGGATCGGCATCGGTGTCGTTGTATCGTAGTTGTGTAAAGATGGTATACGGATTAGGAATAAACTCCAAGTCGCCCGTATCGGTGTCTAGTACATGGAATCCCTTTTTGTCACCGTAATCGTTCATAGTGATCTGATACGGGCATCCCAAATAATGAACATTTCCACGGCTGTGACGAGTATGAAAGTGTCCTGTGTATACTGCGGAGTATCGCTTAAACAGATCAGAACTCATGCCTCCCGAAAACGGAGTGTTACGCAATACCTGATAGCCGTCTAGTTCCAAATGCCCACACAAAATATCTGTGGGTGCAGTTTTGATGAAATCCAATGCTTCGGCTTCGTTTTCCTTGTTGATCCACGGCAACAAGGCTAGCGGTCGGCGGTCAAATTCCACAACCTGTGGCTTTTCGTATACCACGAACCGATCTGAAAACAGTTCCCGTAGAGAATTTACGCTGCTAGTGTTCTTGTAAAAAATATCGTGATTGCCAAGAAGTACATGGAATTCCGCACCCGTCTTTTCTAATCGCTTCACAAAGCCTTCGCGCACCGCATTCAGGGTTGAGAAGTTCACAAACTTGCGACGATCCAAAAAGTCGCCAAGGTGCAGAATAGCAGACGGCTGATGCGTTTCCACCCACGGGAAAAACACGCGGTCAAAAAACCGCATGAAGTGCTCCATGAATACAGGAGAATCGTTTCGTGCCCCAAAATGGGTATCAGTAATAATTGGCAGTTTCACTTCTTGCCTTTAACCTTTTTCTTTTTCTTGGGCTTCTCTGCTGCTGCCTCTGGTTCTTTCTTCTTTTCAAAATTCTGAATGTCTGTTTCAGTCAGCACCGAAGGCTTGTTTTCTTCACCGCCCAAGTAGTTTTCGCGGAACCACTTCTTTAAAGTGGAATCCACATCTGAATTTTCTATCTTCTTGAGTTTAATATACGCTTGCTTCTTTTCCTTGGATATTCGTCGGAGGAAAGCGTAGTAAATGATCTGTGTAAAATACGAGAACGGATTCTTGGACTTGCGTGGATTGAAATTATATGCGTACAGCAGACAATTTTCAATTCCGTCCGAGATCATCTCGTCACGATACGGATAGTTTATAAAATTAGGCTTGCGAGACAACCGATCAGCGATTGCCATGAAGCACTCGCCAATATAAGAAGTGACGGGCGGGTGAGGCTTGCCTTCCTTGTTGGCGGCATTCACAAGAGTCTTCCACGCCTTCATCTCTTCAAAAAATCGTTTGTTGTCAATATAGTGATCGGTTTTCTTGCCCATAATGTCCTTTCATGGCGAATAGTATCACACACTCACGGTTTGTCAAGCACCGTCTTGCTGGTTTTCTCCAGTAAGACCTGCAACATAATCTTTCAAAAATGGCGACCAGTCATCAATCTTGTTGCCGTAGTCGGAACTCTTTGAGCGGTCATCCGTAGGCGGCTTCCACTCGCTTTTGTTTTTGGACGGCTTTTGCTTCTTTGGGGCAACAGGCTTCTTTTTCTTGGGCTTCATCATGGGGTCCATCATTTCAATGTCCATGAAGTCTTCCATGCACTCTTTCATGTAATCCATTATTCCGTTTTCAATCCACTCGTTCAGAATATCGTTTGGAATTGAAAAACTAAACAAGATGCCATTTTGTCGTGGCGGGAACAGAGAAGGAAACGGAGGCAGTTTGCTTTTGTCTTTTGGTGGCTTGGGCGCGTTTGCGTCTTCTGGAAAATGTGTCTTTGTCTCTTCGTCTAGTTTGGGTATGCCCATAGACTCTAACAGAGAATCAAGTTTCTTTAATTCTTCTTCTGTTGGCGGTGGGATAACAGGATCAACATCTGGTTCAATTCCACCTGTTCCGCTAGCCTTGAATTGGTCTTGTGCGTCTGATTGGGTGGAATATAGCCTTTCCATATCAGGATCAGGGGTCAGTTCCAACAACACAAACGCTCGTGGGATATCCACCTGTAATTCCACAGCACCCCCAAGCCAATCAGTGAAATATAGCACACTTTTCTTCACACCAGTAAACGGATCAGCCACCACAGAGTAATTGATTCGCATGGGGCGTTCCAGTGTGAATTTGCCGCGAGGACGGGCAGCAATCTTGGCAATGATTTCTTCACCGCTACGCAGTTTAAACACTCGGAGTTTTGACTTCTTGCCTCTCATGTCTGTTTACCTCCTATGTCTATCTTGACTACCTTATGCGTAAACCCTTCTGATTCGTAAATCTTCAAACGCTCGCCCATGTGTCGCATTGTGTGATTTATCCACGATTTCCAAGAAAGGTCATCCCCGATATCAAATAGTCTAGCAGTGGACTTGTGTTCGGAGACTCGTAACTGCCTACCAATGCTCTGCAATACTCGTATTCGGGACTTTGAGGGAGAAGCAAACACAATATTGTTGAGTCTGCGTATGGAGATGCCTGTGCTGAATGTTCCATAGGATGCGACGATTACTGCGTCTGACTCCTGTTCCACAATCTTGCGTATCTCTTCTCGCTCGCCCGCTTCAGTTCCTCCGTATACAAAGAAAACTTTACGAGTGGAGCCTACACGCTCGCTCACTAACTTATGTAGTTCTGCACCGTGTCCTTCAACGAATTGAAATAATACAAGTGTGTTGCCTTTTAATCGCTGACACATATCTGCAATAAAAGCATTGCGCCTTGGTGACGAAATGATCCACTTGATCTCGTCTTGGTATTTTGCTTTCTTGACTGCTTGACGATCTTCAAGCGGATAGTTCAGAACAAGACAATCAATTTTCAGATCGCTCAGGATTTTCTTGTCCATGAGTTCTTTGGTTTTGGTGACTTCGTATGCACGACCAAACAGCCCCTCAAGCACAAGGCGATGGGTCTGTGTACCGTCTAGTGTGCCTGTGGTGCCTACACGGAACGGGCAAGTCTTTAATTTGGTCATAATAGAAGTAAGAGACTTGGCTTTGAACAGGTGAGCCTCGTCACCAATCACCGCACCAAACTGCGAGAAATACTTTTCAGGCTGCTTGAACACACTTTGCCATGTAGAAATCACCACACGCTTGTCTGTGGTTTTGCTTGCGCCTGCAAGAATCTTGTGGCAGTTTTCCCATACTTTCCACCCGTTGTCGTGCGAATAATCAACAAAATCAGAGTACATCTGTTCCACGAGCGAAACTGTTGGAACAATAATCAGCACTTTCTTGCCTTTTGGAATCTTGTCCAAATAGTAGCGGATAAGTGAATAGATGATTAGGCTCTTGCCACTGCCTGTAGGAGACAGCAGCAGGCACCGTTCTTTTTCAATAGCGTGTTGTACTGCATTTATTTGGTGATCGTGAGCCTTTGCTTTTTCTTCATTCACACATACCTGTAAGAAATCCTCTATGAATTTTCTTACAGCATCAGGAGTGGTTTTTACCTGATTGGTTGTGGGCATAGTGATGGAGTAACCACGCTCTGCCGCAAATTTTTCAATGTAATCAGACAGCCCGCCGTATATCTGCTGATTGTGGATATTGTACAGGCGAATCTCGCCATTCCACATCTTACTGCGATACGCAGGCATAAACTTGTATCCAGGAACCTTGAATGTGAAATAGTCTGCCAATTCTTTGGCAACACCGCGTTCGCATTGAACGCGAAGCCATACAGAATCAACAATACTCACATCAAGATCAATCATTATTTCAATACTTCTGCTGTTAGCGTTTCTCCGCTGAAGCGGATGCTTTCTTTACTGCCTAGATCGCCACTCCATCCCACAAGGTCTATGCCAGAGTCACGCATCATTTGCAGCCCTGCACGAACAGACGGCTCCCACTTGGGAGCGGTTCGCTCGACCAGTCTGCGTAGAGTTACAACTCGTCGTATACCAAATTCCACAATGGCACGAGAGCACTCTGCACACGCTGCCCATGTGCAGTACAGGTGGAGTCCGTCTGTTGGCAATTTGTTTTGCAAGGCTTTGAAAATCACGGAACGCTCGGCGTGTTCTGTGCAGTAATTCTTGGATTCTACTGCTAGGTTGTCGCCTGTTAGCCGAACTCGTTGTGGAATCTTGTTCCAAGAAGACAAAACTATGCCTGTACCCCCTGAAAGCACAAGAGCAGCACCCACCTGTGTGCGTGGATCTGTGGAATGCTTGGCAGCAACCCCCCACACATCCTGTAGGTACATGCGGTCAATCCACCAATTGCTCATGTCTTCACGAAGCAGATTACTGTCCATTAACAAACTTTCTCCACTCAATAGCATTACGAATCTTCCAATGGCGATTGTTCAACTCCTTGACAATTTCTTCAAGTAGTCCAATCTTTTCCTTTTGGTAGTACACCTTTTGCCGCGTCTTGACAATATCAGGGTCAGCGTTCAGGTACATATCCAAATCGTTGCGGAGAATCTTTAGAGCGAACGGCTCCCATCCTCGCTTCTGCAATTCTTCTTCACTCATCTTACCCGTGTAGTACTCCCACTTGTCACGAAGAGCCACAGCCACATCGTTTTCGTAACGAGCCAAACATAGCCGCTCTTCCATTAGGAAGTTCAGGTACTTATTGTGGAGTTGAGGAATGCGTAGCGACTCGGCATCCAACGCCGAATCGTCAATACGGGTGTCCCGTTCCAACTCCTTGCGAATGTCGTCTAGGGTCATAAACAAATCTCCATCGGAGGAGTATACACGCGATTCAATAGATGTCAAGCGGGAATGTTTATCTAAAATATTAGAGAACCTGTATATCAAAACTGCGATACTTGAAAGTACAGTTTGCAATAAACGGCTCGGGGTCAATTACAGTTGAACTAAAATCAACGGAAGACAGTATGCGTGGATAGATGTCGTGAAAGGTTATGTTCAGTTTAGGGTTCTTTGTAGAATTCAGGATCACAAGGTTGGCTGTGGTTACATGAGTATTTGACGGCTTGAACTCTTGATAGTCTTCCACATTTGTCATTGACCGTAGCCAATTGAATATTTCAAGGTAGTTGCCCATGTTTTCGTCAATCACAAATCCTAGATTGAGTTCATCAAAATCTAGTTTGGACGGGCGGGATATCTGCTGAAACGGAGTGGGCATTATGACTTCGCTCATGGTCACGGTGGGTAGTGACACACTTTGGCAGAAATACGAAACCTTTGGCAGTTTGGCGATGCTGAACCGATAGTAGGTGGGTAGCAGCGGATTCATGTATTGAGGGTATCGGGACAGAATCCCTGCCTCAATTTCTGAAAGATTGAATGGTTCGCCTTTAGCCATGTGCTAGTATTTAGACACCAAAAGAAAAGGGGGAGAGGTTTGAGCCTCTCCCCCAAGTCTTTAGTTTACTTCAACTATTACGATGCAACGCCGTGTAGGTTGTCTACGCGGAAGATGCGGTAGTAAAGGTTGGTGCGTGGTGCTAGACGACCAGCACCAGAACTAACGCCTTCAGCGAAGGGGTTCGCAACCATGCCGTAGCGGGTCTTGAACGCAATCTTGGGCTGGAAGGTGCTGGTGTCAACTGCACGCATCATCTGTAGCGGGACATAAGGGCAGTAGAACAGACCCGCATCATACGGGCTGGTTCCCTTATAGCCGACGCAGACAAAGTTGCCGTTAGAAGCAGCAGTGCTGTCAGAGTACGGATCAATGTACACCTTGATCTTGCCATTGAGTGTACCAGCAAAGGTGTTGCCAGTGTCATCAACATCAAGGCTGACATTCAGTGCAGGGCTGATGTTGAGGAAACCGCCCATTGCGAGAGCACTTGCAACATCTGCCGAGCAGATGATGAAGTTGCCCTTGCCACGACGGGTATCCTTGGCAATCTTGTTGCACTCACGCTCAATCTGGAACATGAGTCCACGGAACTTCTCAGCACTCCAACGACCGTCAGAGTCCTGAATAAGATCGTATACGCCACCCACGCCACCTGCACCAGTGGTTAGACCACCACCAACAGCCTTGTAGTACAGGTCGGTCTGCTGTGCACCGAGTTTAGCAGTACGATAGACATTACGAACTACTTCGCGGTTGATTTCAGACAGAATTTCTGTGCTGAGAATGTTAGCGAGTTC